ACAAAGTGAGATGCAGTCTTCTCAATATAATTACCATTTGGTAATCTATCTTTGTAGTTTGCATCAGGTTTTGTTTTGGACATGATATCAGAAGATGAATCATAAATGGCAACTGGTGCACCAAGACCCTCTCCTCTATCTTTCCATTCAATGTACTCCAACTTATAAAAGCATGGAATCACATCAATACCTTTCACTCCATCATAGAGTTCTCCAGAGACAGAATTGTAAATCATTCCTGGCTCTGCACCTTCGACATACT